ACTACCCAAGGGTCTTTAGTACGCCCCATGAAATAGGGTGCTTGATAAATTTTAGTGCAAATTGGGTGTAATTGATGTATAATATCTATGGAGGCATTTAAAATGACCAAAGAATCTCCTGACGAAATCGAAACTGTAATTAAAGCTTGTGAAGCCGAGGGTGTCGTACCCGAACTAGACTTGTTCGTGGACACTCCCCCTCTTGCTAAAGCTCTTGAAATAATCAAAGAAAACACAAAAAATGAGTGATTTTCCTCACGATTTAAAAGAAAGTGAGGTCATATTAGCTTTAACAAAAGCGATCAATTTGCTTGCTCCGAGTTTTACTTTTGGTTACTACGATATTGAAGACATCAAACAGGAAGCGTACATATTTGGACTTGAGTCTTTGGCAAGGTATGACCGTAGTCGCCCCATTGAAAATTTCTTATACTCTCATATAAAAAACAGATTGATAAATTTCAAGCGTGACAAGTATCATAGAACTGACCCTCCTTGCAAAAGTTGTCATGAAAATATTAAGTGTACTAATGATGACTACTGTGACAAGTACAGAGCTTGGAAAAAAAGAAATTCATCTAAGCAGAACTTGATGAGGCCACTTGACATTCATTCTATTTGTGACGATAAAGAAAAAAACGCCCACTCTAAAAAATCTGTTGTTGATGATGCACATACATCTGAATGTATAAAACTGATTGACCTACACTTATCTGTAGAGCTACGATCTATTTATTTAAGAATTAAATCTGGCGAGAGTGTTTCAAAAATAAAAAGACAGAAGTTAGAGGAAGAAATTAGGAGGATAATAAATGGCGGGTAAAAAGCTAAATAAATCTGATCGTGAATACATAGATAAGCACTATGAAACCATGTCATCTTCAGAAATCAGCACATTTCTGCTAAAGCCTATTGTATTAATTGAAGATTATATCGCAAATATAAATGACGATAATTATAAAAATTTGCGTAGTAGTAAAGCATGGAAGCAACTGAAGCAAGAAATGGATGAGGAAGAGCTAGAATACTTTGAAGAGCAGTATGTTAAATACATGGCCCAATTCAGAGAAGATGTTCTTGTAACTGAGGAAACACAAATATTCTTAGTTATTAGATTTGAAGTTATGATGCATAGGAATGCAAAATCTAAAAGAAATTCGGGGAAAGAGATCGGTAGACTTATACGGCTACAAGCAGATTTTACAGACAGATTTGATACTACAGATTTAATGTCAGATGCAGACAGAAATTATATTTTAAATTTAGAAACTCAAATACAAGCAGCTAAAGCATCTGAGCAAGCTAGGTCGAATGAGTTTATCAAACTGGAAGAAAAACATCAGGGTTTACTCAAAGACTTAAAGGCAACTAGAGATCAGCGTATTACTCGTATTGAGTCATCTAAAGAGACATACTTATCTATTATTAAAAGACTTCAAAATGAAGAAGAGCGTGACTTAGTGGGTGGTACTATGGAAACCATGAAGATGGCCACTAGAAAAGAAGAAGATAAATTAACTAGTCCACATACATTTGCAGATGGTAGTCAGGATATGCCATTATTAAAACCAAGAGGGGAAGATGAATAATAAAGAAGCTTTAGTGTTTGGGGCGACAGGTCAAGATGGCTCTTATCTCTGCGAGATGCTTTTAAAGAAGGGGTATAATGTCTTGGCGGTAGCAAGAAGGTCATCAGTGGATAACACAAAGAGGTTGTCTGGTTGCATTGGCAGTAAGAGATTTCAGATTCTCAGGGGGGATATATGCGATCAGTCTTTTGTTTTTAGCACTATCTCAAAGTATTGTCCAGCAGAGGTTTACAATCTAGCAGCACAGAGTCATGTTGGCGATTCGTTTGTGCAGCCACACTATACGATTGATGTCGATTTGAAGGGAACATTAAATGTCTTGGATGGGATTTTGAATTTTTCAAAATCTTCAAGACTCTATCAGGCATCCACAAGTGAAATGTATGGCTCTTGTTTTTCTCATTATGGTAATATTGATGGTATTAGAATAGAATCTAAATCTGCTATTAGCAGAGAAGATTTTATTAATAGAGATTGTTTTCAAGACGAAATGACTTTAATGATACCGAACTCACCATATGGGGTAGCAAAACTAGCATCACATAATTTGGTAAATATCTATAGAGAGTCTTACGGATTATATGCTTGTTCTGGAATCTTATTTAATCACGAATCTCCAAGGAGAGGCGAGTTATTTGTGACTAGGAAGATAACTAATTGGATAGGCAAGCATGTTAATGGACTAAGTAAAGAAAAATTGAACCTTGGGAATATAGATTCTCTGCGAGATTGGGGTCACGCAAAAGATTATGTTGATGCGATGCACTTAATGCTTAAGCAAAACAAGCCAGAAGATTTTGTGATTTCTACTGGAGAAACACATTCAGTAGAAGACTTTTTAGATTCTGCATTTAAACATGCGAATTTAGGAAGTTGGAAAAAACATGTTGTATTAAATCCAACATTGAAAAGACCATTTGAGGTTGATGCTCTTCGTGGAGTATCGACAAAGGCAAGAAAACAACTCAAGTGGAAGCCACACTATAATTTTGACGGTCTTGTAAAAGAGATGGTCGAGAGCGATATCAATGGATACAAAGTATAAAGTAATAAGAGATACTAGAGAGCAAAACGGTTGGACTTTCATGGCAGGGAAAGCTTGTGAAGGAACAATTTCTGGAACACTAAAAACAGGCGATTATTCTATAGAAGGCTATCAGGACATTTTGACTCTAGAGAGAAAAGGATCTATTGCAGAACTAGCAACAAATTTAGTCGAAGATAGATTTGAAAGAGAACTAGAAAGAATGGAATCTTTTAAGTATGCATTTATGATTTTAGAATTTTCTATGGATGACTTGATTAAATATCCAAAGGGTTCTGGAATACCTTCTTATCAAATGAAGAGCGTAAAGCTTAACCCATTTTTTTTACTTAAACGCTTGGTAGAGATAGAGTTAAAATATAAAGTAAAAATACTTTTTTGCGAAAATCATGGGCAAGCTGTTGCCTCATCTATATTTAAAAGGGTGATTGAAAATGAAGGACCAAGACAGACTGAAGAGAATAATTGATAGAGCTTGGATGCTTTCTGAACAAGAAATGTTAGCCATTAGCAGTCTTACAGACTTAAGAGATATAGAAAAAATCATAGATGTACCGCTAACTACGATACACCCTCTTAAAAATATAACTAAAGCAGACATGGAAAGAATGGATATATACCTTCTCAAAATCATGAGAAATCCAGACTACTTTCCTTTCACATGCAAACTTCTTTTTGGTATAGACATATTCCCATTCCAGCACATCATACTTAAAGAGCTTTGGAAAAGACCATTCCCTATGATCATTGCTGGTCGTGGTGCGGGTAAAAGTTATATTCTTGCACTATACTCTATGCTTAGACTTTTGTTTACACAGGGATGCAAGATTGCAATTATCGGCAAAGTCTTTAGGCAGAGTAAAGTTATATTTGAATACATGGAAGGTCTATGGGCAAATGGGGTTATCTATAGAGATATATGTGGTGTTGGCAAAGGAAGAAATAATAGAGATCAAGGCCCAAGGCGTGATATTGACAGATGCGAAATGATTGTTGGCGAAAGTGTTGCTATGGCATTGCCATTAGGAACAGGAGAAAAGATTAGAGGTCAAAGAGCCAACTATACAGTTTGCGATGAGTTCGCTTCTATTAGAGAAGACATTTATCAAAATGTGGTAAGGGGTTTCTCTAGCGTGTCTTCTAACCCAAGTGAAAAAGTTCATCGTCAAGCAAAAATAAGATTGATGAAACAGCTTGGTTTTTGGACAGCAGAAGACGAAGCACAAGAATCAAGAATACTTAGAAGCAATCAGAACATAGTTGCAGGAACAGCATATTATTCATTCAATCATTTTTATAAGACATGGGTTAACTATAAAAGAATTATTGATAGCGATGGAGAAAGAAATAAGCTTGAAGAAATTTTTCAAGGACCAGTTCCAGATGGATTTGATTGGAAAGATTATTCCATAATAAGATTGCCAGTAGAAATATTGCCAGAAGGTTTTATGGATGTTAAACAAATAACATCTGCAAAAATAAATAGTACAAAAGCAAATTATTTAATAGAGTACGGTGCAACTTTCGCAACTGATTCTGATGGTTTTTTCAAACGAAGCCTCATAGAATCTTGTGTTGTAGGAAAATCAGATTCTCCAATATTAATTGGAGATGTGGAAATAAATTTTCACGCTGCACTTTTAGGAAGTACAGAAGTTCAACACATTATGGCAATAGATCCAGCATCAGAAAGAGATAATTTTGCAATCATTATTCTTGCACTATATCCGAACCACAGAAGAATAGTGTATTGCTGGACAACAAACAGATCTTCATTTAAAGAAAAAATTAAAAAGGGTGTTGTGGGAGAAAAAGACTTTTACAGTTATTGCTGTAGAAAGATTAGAGATTTAGCAAAATCTTTTCCTAATATGGTTAGGATTGCATTAGATAGTCAAGGTGGAGGTATTGCAATTGAAGAAGGATTGCAAGACACGAATAGATTGAAAGATCCAGAAAGAGCAATCTACAAAACAATAGATGAAACAAAAAGAAAAGACTCTGACGATAAGGCTGGAGATCATATTTTAAGCATGATAAATTTTGCAGATCCAAACTGGGTAGTCGAAGCAAATCATGGATTGCGTAAGGATCTAGAAGATAAGTCTTTGCTTTTTCCCTACTTTGATCCAATATCAATTACTCTTGCAGCAGAAGAAGACATAGCATTAGGCAGAAAAGAAGAAGACACAAATCTTTATGACACACTAGAAGATTGTGTAATGGATATTGAAGAACTAAAAGATGAGTTAGCCAGTATTGTTCATGTAAATACAGCATCAGGAAGAGACAGATGGGATACTCCAGAGAGCAGAGATCCAGATGGCAAAAAAGGTAAAACTAGGAAAGATAGGTATTCTGCACTGCTAATGGCAAATATGGTAGCAAGAACATTTCAAAGGATAGAAACTCAAGAAGAATATATACAAGCTGGTGGATTTGCCTCAAGTGTTGCATCAGATAATACTAAAGAAAAAGTTATGTATATTGGTCCAGAATGGTTTAAAAATGCAACCAAACATAATTCTGGTTATGGTACAGTAATACCAACTCGGTGTAACAATATTTTAGAGTAATCCGATTACAATCAGAATAGGAATCAAAATGTCAAAAGATAAACAAATGTTCTTCACTTGGGATGAAAATGACCCTTTGTCAAAAGAGGCTGCTTTTGCAAAGGCAAATCATGGAGAAAAGCTAAATAGATCTACGGCAGGAAACTCTTTTCAAAATATTGTAGCCCCAAATGTTTCTGTTAGAGAATCATTTAGTAGGTCAGATTACGACTTTTTTAGACCAGGCGAATCTATACCTCTATTAGATAGGGATATAATATTTGCTTGTATGCAAGCATATGAGCGTATTGGCATTGTTCGCAATGTTATAGATATGATGGCAGAATTTGCTTGTCAAGGAATAGATTTGGTTCATCCCAATGAAAAAATAGAAAAATTTTATAAAGAATGGTTTAAAAAAATAAATGGTATTGAAAGAACTGAAAGAATATTGAATATGCTTTATCGTTCTGGAAATGTAATAATTAAAAGGCTTGTAGCCACATTAGAAGATAAAGATGTTCAAAATTTACAGAAGGGTATAGCTTCTGATTCTGATATGCCTTTTGATAAGCCAGTTGGTGATCCAATCACATCTTTGAAAAATGAAATTCCTTGGGGTTATACGATATATAATCCATGTACAGTTGAAGTATATGGCGAAGAAATAGCACCATTTATTGGTCCAGATGCATTTAGATATGGAATAAGAATACCTGAGAGCGTAGCAAAAAAATTAAAGAATCCAAGCAAAGAAGTAGAAAAAGAAATAATTGCAAAGATTCCAACAAATGTAATGAGATCAATTCCAACTGGTGGAAAATCTATACCTTTGCCAGAAGATAAAACTATAGCAATATATTATAAAAGAGATGATTGGCAAGTTTGGGCTAGGCCAATGGTTTATTGTATTTTAGAAGATCTGTTAATGTTAAAGAAGATGAAACTTGCAGACTTGGCTGCATTAGATGGTGCAGTTAGCCATATTAGACTTTGGAAACTTGGTTCTTTAGAACATAGAATTTTACCAACAGAAAATGCAATAGGAAGATTGGCAGATATGTTGCTCAACAATGTAGGTGGAGGTTCTATTGATTTAATTTGGGGTCCAGAACTAGACTTTAAAGAAACATCTACAGATGTAGCAAAATTTTTGGGCGAAGAAAAATATAAACCTGTTTTAAATGCAATCTTTGCTGGTCTTGGTATACCTCCATCTTTGACTGGATTACCAACAGGACAAGGATTTTCCAACAACTATATTAGTTTAAGAACATTAATTGAAAGACTTGATTATGGCAGACAACTACTTACTAGTTTTTGGGAAAAGGAAGTTAAGTTGGTTCAAGTAGCTATGGGATTTAAATTACCAGCACAAGTGGTATTTGATCAACAAACATTGCAAGATGAAGCAGCAGAAAAAAGACTACTCATTGATCTTGTTGACAGAGATATAATTAGCGAAGAAGCTCTTCAAGAAAGATTTAACTTTATACCAGAGATTGAATCTGTGAGAAGAAAAAGAGAAAACAAGAAAAGGAATAAAGAACAGATACCTAAAAAAGCTGGTCCTTGGCACAACCCACAAAGACTTGAAGATCTTAAAAAACTTTGGGTACAGATGGGTGTTCTCACACCAAAAGACTTTGATGTTGAAGCATCACAAGAAACACCACCTCCAAAACCAAGTCCTTTTGGCTCTAAAAAATCTGATGAACTAGTTGGAATAGAAGGGCAAGGTAGACCAGTTGGAGTTAAGGATAAAGACGAAAGAAAGAAAAAAGAAATAAAGCCAAGAACATCTGCCGAATTGGTAGAGATAATGTCTTGGGCAGAGACATCTCAAAAAAACATATCGGACTTAGTAAATCCAGCATTTTTAGATTCTTTAAAGAAAAAATCTATCAGAGAACTTTCTTCTGAAGAATTTAATTCTTTAGAAAAAACAAAATTTCATATACTTTGTAATCTAGAATATTTAGAGAAAGTAGAAAAGAAAACAATATCTAGAATAATTAGTTCAGAATTGAGCATAGATCAAGAAATAAGCAGAATATTATCTATATCGATTAAAAAGTATGTAGAAAAGCAAAATGCTCATCCAAATACGGAAACAAGAAGGAAAATAGAAGCTTCTTCTGTTGCA